GTGATGGTAGAATTTGATGTGGGTGATCGCAAGGGTGAGGAAGCTATCGAATACAGTTGGGAACTTGGTGAACGCGCCGCAGAGGAATGTAGCGCCCTTTTCAAAAAGCCGAATAACTTGGAGCTTGAGAAGGTGTATTGGCCGTATTTTCTGTACTCCAAGAAGAGGTACGCAGCCAAGTTGTGGACCAAGGGCAAGGATGGCAACATGAACATGGACTATATTGATATTAAGGGTCTCCAGGTTGTTCGCCGCGACAATACACCCCATGTTAGGGAGGTTTGTAAGGAACTCCTTGATGTTGTATTGACCTCCAGTGATACCGGTCCACCCAAAGAACTCGCTAAAGAACGAGCGGTTGAGCTACTCTCTGGTGATGTTCCAAATGATAAACTTATCCTAAGTCAGTCTCTCGCGGACAGCTACAAAGTTGCTGGACAGTCTGTATCCATTACGAGTCCTGAAAGTTGTAATATTAACCAAGCACATGTGCAAGTGGTGAATAAGATGAAACAGCGAAAACCTGGCTCTGAACCACAATCCGGTGATCGTGTACCGTATCTACTCGTGAACACTGGCGATCCAAAGGCGAAGGCTTTTGAGAAGTCAGAAGATCCCAAATATGTGGAGGAGAACAATATACCCGTTGACTATAAATATTACTTCATTAACAAATTTTTAAATCCTGTGTGTGATCTACTTGATCCACTCTTTGAGAATACGAAGGAAGAGATCTTTGGTGAGCTTATCAATCAGTGCAAGCCACCCCCAAAGAAGCGTGAACCTGCCCTCAGTACGATGAAAAAGTCTGATCTCATAGAGGAATGTAAGCGTCTCGGTCTTGATTTTGAAGGCAAAAACGCGGAACTAAAAGATAGGATTAAAAATGCTCGTGTCCAACGAGAAGAAAGTGTTGAAGACATATTTAAAAAATACGAGCAAGAGGTAGGTAAGTGATGAGTTTCAATGAAAAGATTAACGATATACTAGAGGAGGAAATCAAACTACGATTAGATCTTACCATAACATCATTCGCGGAAACGATTTCAAAAAAATACCAGATCCCTTTGCTACAGCTCTTGAAGGACGTTCCTAAGGTATCCGCTACGGCTACATGTATGGGTACAAAGCCCGATGGTACTAGGTGTACTTTCAAGGCTGGTGAAAATGGGTATTGTGGTAAACACCAAAAACAAGGTGAAAAGGTTAAACAGAGATTCCACGAGTCATTTAATGGTCACACCCATGGACCAGGACTTAGAAATGTGGCTGGGTGTCCAGCATGTGAAAAATCTTTTTCAAGGAATAGGCTTATAGATTTGGACTCTATGTTATGTAATGAGTAAATCCGATATTCTGCTAACATCAATAAACAACTTTTACAGCGAAGAAGACAACCGATCCAAGTTACTGAATATACTAGACAAAACAGGTGGTATTTCACTGAGAAATCTTGAGTGGTTCATTACGAATTACGCGAAGAAGAACCATACATCATACAAGACGAGTGATGGTAAGATCTTTACTGTACACTACGCGTACAAATCCAGTTTGGATGGGTACTCTAAGAAACTCTTTGATCCATTTTGTAGATCTGAGAAGTTCCCCTACACAGTTCCCGGTACATCTCATGAAATTCATACGACCTTGGCACAATTGAACTTCATCAAATGGGTTATAAAAAACAAGATTTATGACTATATCAAGGATCATCGAAGTTCCTTGTTTAGTAAGCAACAGGTTGTATGCGACCCTCTTCAAAAATAAACGTTTGATATCCCGTGTAATACATGTGGAGAGCATATGTATTTGAAGCAGTGTTAACCTTGGTAGTATCCAAGTTTACTTCTATGTTTGTTTTATCGGACTGAATCTGACTAAAATCCAGGTTCCCCGATGGCTCCACATTAATCGGATTCATCGAGAAACTGTATGTGTAGATATTCCTAAAAGGCCTTGCTAACCTCATTCTGTATGGGATGAGATATTTGTAATAGTTATGATTAGTGTTTGTAACATTTGGTAGTCTCGTTCCGTTTATGTAAAAGCTTGCATCCTTCATGATTGGATTAAAGAAGGTTAACTGATCATCAAAACTGACATTCGATGAGAAGTTGAAACGATTCTGACAGAAGTACAACTCTTCATCATTCGTAGGAAGATCAAATACCTGTGTTTGTCCCACGTTATTATTGAAGGTAGGAGAGCCCACAACCAATCTTAAACCATCACTTGACATGGACATAGAACCACCACTTCCCGGTCCACCCATTTCACGGTGTAATCTATCCCACGCAGGTGTGTTAGATACATTTACATAGTTGTATGCTCGTGTACGATTAGAGAGTGGAGTTCCAACTGCGACTCTAGTCCCTGTGTGAGGTTGTTGCCCAGATGTTATATTACTCGTTATAGCTACGGATGTACCAGCCTTTTCACCAGCTACGAGACCGTTGATATCTGGTCCTATTTGCCCCCACGCACTTAAACTTGTTGAGTAGAAGAATACACTAGCCTGTCCGGAATCTACACCACCACCATCGTTCTTAGGAGCACCACCAATGAGATAGTATCCATCTTTGGAAATATCCACCGAAGTTCCAAATTCATCACCAGCATTTAAACCGTCAATATCAGCTCCTCTCTGACTCCAAGAGGAACCACTATATATAAATGCTTTAACATGACCCTTACTCGCATCATGACCAGGTGCACCCGCGGCTACAACATAATCAGTTCCACCACTGGTCACTGGATTTGAAATGGCTACGGCTGAACCAAGTAAATCTCCTCCACCAACACCATCCATATTTCCACCCAATTGCTGCCAACCGGGTCCAATACTGTAATACCACACCTGTACACGACCCATATTCGTATTGTGATATGGAGCACCTACCGCAACATGAGTTCCATTTCCAGATAAAGAAACCGATGTTCCAAACTTAATACCCGCAGTTCCATCTAGATCCGATCCTAACTGACTCCACGACCCAGTGTTATATTGGTATACGCGAACGTGTCCTTTATCACTATCATGACCAGGAGCACCTACCGCTAGGGCTGTCCCTGTAGTAGATAAAGAAACGGAGCTTCCAAATAGATCACCATTGGCTTCACCAATAAGATCAGCACCCAATTGAGTCCACGTCCCTGATATTAGTTTAAACACCCTCACACGACCCTTATTATCATTGGGGTTATCTATTACACCGTCTTCGGGTGTAGTATCAACCTGTAACTCGTATTTAGGCTCACCTATGGCTATAGTAGTGCCATCAGGTGACAGGGCTACTGAATATCCAGAATCATCATTTGTGTTAGTACCTATGATGTTAGCACCAATTTGTTTGGGTTCTAGGGCTACACTCTCATTCTCGTTTTCAAATTTAGTGTTTCTTAAGAACCAATGAAAACATTTCACGGGAATGTTTGGAACTAAGTTTGTACGAATAATACTTTTACCAAGTTCACTTACAGTTGTTGGATGTTTACGAACTAGATCTGTGACCATAACTTGTCTTTGATGACTGAGATACTTTCTCTCCTCGGGGTTCACCGTAATCTCTTCCGTGATAAGCTTAAATTCATCAAGACTGAGGGAGTCTAGTGTATCTGTAAAGAACGATTGTTTATGAAACTCTAGAACAAACTCAATCTTTTGTTTATGAACGGCGCATGTGGGAAAGTAAGGTCTATTTGGTTTATTTGTAGTGTATTCATCACTCGCATATTTACGAGCGAAGAAGAACTGCATAGGTATCATTAGGTCGGTTTCGAGTCTAGATACAGAATCTGTTGTAGTAGAATCATCAAAACCAATACTTCTGTTTACAAGAAATCTATTTGCTACCTTTTCAGACATTTCTAAATAAAGCTCGTCATAGATGATTCCCCAATCACTTTCAATTTTTTCCAACTCTGTATCATCTACAAACATCGTCACACTTTTGAGAATATGCCTACCTAACTGATCAGCGTAGTTCCCATTTGTGACCCGTGGCATTTTTATGCTTAACCACATATTGCTAAGCAGGTCACCCATATTTTGGGGATTTAGTTGAACCTTTATAGTTTGTCCAAAAGGCCAATTAGGGATCTGCCCCGGATTGAGTACATTCTTACTCCTGTGATATTTTCGGAAGTCGGAATGCCGTCTCGTAGTATTGGGGTTGAAGAACGACTCCGCTGGATCTTTGCAAAGTAAGTACGTGTCTTGCTTTCCAATAGCTTTAAGTGAAATTTTTGCGGCTTCACCCATACTTAACTAATGTCTACAAATTTTTAATATCATCTTTCCACATTGTCATAGGAGAAGTAGACTTCATAATCTCAAGTTCCTTCTTTGCCTGCTTAGATTGTGCCAGAAGCTCTCTGACACTCTCCTCAGTGTATTGAACCGTCTTAATGTTTAGGAGGTAGTCCCAAGATCCATTGATTTGTGGGAACAAGGTGGATAGCTGATTCTCAAGTTCCTGCTTTTTGCGACGGAACACGATGATTTCACCGTTAATGACCATAGATACAAAACGGGACTTGTAATCACACATCGTAGACTTTGCCTCTAGAACTTTGATTAGGTACTCCTTCCTCTTGTTGTAGTATTCACGGCGAAGGGTAATAAAGTCCATTAGAATCTCCTCGGGTGTCTCATACTTGTGAATACCTCGAGTTGGATGGAACAAATGCATGTTTGAGGTTCGGAAAGTCTTTTGAAGTTTAAGATCCTTTACGACATCCTTACCATTGTAATCTTGAATGAGGAAATCTACATTCTCGGTTGTACTGTTGTTTGTGAATCCACTAATAATTTTCTTTTCAACGAGAGAATCCAAATGTTCTTTGTAATCCTGTGTCCAGCGTCCCGGTGGGAGTTCGGTTACCTTAACCGTCCTTCCAATAGTACTCCATACACCTTGGGTCATCCACGAATCATCTTGTTCAAATACCGTTCCCTTGAAACCCTTAAACCACGGCTTCATTCGTTTGATAGGCTTACCGTCTAGGAAGCTGAGAATGTTCTCACGAATGTCTTTTGGGTTAAATGGAGGTACATAGCAGCTGAAACCCGTCCCAATACCTTCTGTGCCATTTACGAGGACCATAGGAAGCGTAGGCATGTAGAAGTCAGGTTCGATGGAACGACCATCATCATCCAAATAGGTGAGAATTGGATCATCCCGGGGATCAAAGATATTCCTCGCCTCTGGTGTCAGTCTCGTGAAAATGTACCTCGTCTGAGATGCATCCTTACCACCCATAAGCCTCGTGCCAAATTGTCCACAAGGTTCAAGAAGATTAATATTATTGGAGCCGGTATAGTCATTTGCTAGCTTTACGATGGTCTCGGCCAGGGATACCTCACCGTGGTGATAGGCAGACTTTTCAGCCACAAAAGCAGCCAGTTGTGCAACCTTCATCTCAGCAGTCAAATTCTTCTGGAAACACGAATACATAACCTTCCTTTGGGATGGTTTCAGACCGTCGCAGACATGTGCAATGGATCTTTTAAGATCAGCAAGACTAAAGTTCACAAGATCTTTGTGAACAAAATCTGAAATAGCCAGTTGTTTGATCTTTCCATAGGATACCTCAAGCTCTGTTGCTTCCTTTGCGGTATTTTCAAGAAGCCAAGACTTTCGGTCATCAGCTTTTTTCTTGTCAAAAGCCAAAGTAATAGACTTATCAGACATTACATCCGTGTCAAACTTGACGGTGAGATCTTCAATTTTTTTGAAGTACTCCCGAGCTTCGGCAGAGGTTGATGTACCAAGACCCTTATAGTACTTGATTCGCCACCCGGGTTGCCCGTTTCCGTACCAGGATCTGAAGGTAGAGTCTGTGTAAAATGACTTGACTTGGTTACCACGAGTAGCCTTAATGATTGGAGTAACCATAGAGACTACGAATCCCAAATTAAGGAGACTCGGCCAAAAGTAGTCAATCATATTGAGGATGAGCCCCTTGATGTGGGACCCATCATTATCCGCATCCGTCATAATCATAAGACGACCGTAGCGAAGTTCGGAAACATCTTTGTATTCTTTACCTTGCTGAAGTCCAAGGATCTTTTTCAAGTCATTGAATTCCTGGTTCGAAGTCAACTGTGCCACAGAGGCATCACGGACATTCTTACATTTTCCCCTAAGAGGGAAGACCCCATAGTGATCTCTTCCCACCACAGAGAGTCCAGCGACAGCGAGAGTCTTCGCTGAGTCACCCTCCGTAACGATCAAAGTACACTTCTTAGATTGAGCCGTCCCAGCCTTGTTGGCATCATCGAGCTTGGGAATACCAGTAATCTTACTCTTACGAGCTCCACCATCCGTTTTGGCCAATTCCTTCATCTCCTTAAACTTTGAGAGAGCCGTGAGTTCGTCGGAAATACCCGTTTTAAGAGCATTCTTGACAAAGGTTTTCGGTATTTCAAACTTAGAACCAAAGTCCTGAACTTTTAGGGTACACTCAGATTTGACCTGACTCGAGAAGGTTGGATTCTCAAGGGTTGCCTTCACGAAGATTGCGAAGGTATTTTTGACCTGTTGAGGTCTGAGCTTGATTTTCTTGGCCATATCTTCGATGATCCCTGTAGCTACAAGCGAAGCTGCGTGATCAACATGGGTTCCACCTTTAGTGGTACAGATACCATTCACGAATGATACTTGCTCAAACCCATCATCGGATGGACCAATACACACTGACCAGCGATCTGTGGTGGCGCAGTGTACATTATCTACACCAGTGTGCATTTTCGCATAAGCTTCAAAACTCTGTTTGGGAAGGGCTTCACCATTGAACTTGACTTTACAATTAGGAGTCGTACAGATGTTCGCATCCCAGACCCTCTTTTGGAAGATCTTATAGATAGAGTTGTCCATTTTAGACATCTTAAAACGCCCCCAATCTGGTGTGAAAGTCACAGCTACGGATGATGTAGCACCCGCGTGTTTTTTGATTTTTGGTGGTTCACATGCGGACATGTTGTTGGACCACTTTTGGGTATATGTCTGCTTTGTTTCGTGGTCTTTGATGACTACGGAGAATTCCGATGAATAAATATTCGTTAGCTTTGCTCCATATCCATTACGACCTCCCACGATCCGCTTCTGGTTGTCATCATAGTTGGTACTTGTTAGGAGATGTCCAAATACGAGTTCGGGATTCCAAACATTCTCCTTGTCGTTGAACTGGATACCAATACCCCCTAGGGGTCCATTATTTTCAATGGTAACTGCGCCAGTCTCTTTGTCGATGGAGACGGAGATGGCTGTTACATTCTTGGGGTGAAGGCTATTCCGATCAATCGCGTTCACGAGGATCTCGTCAAATATTTTCAAGAGAGCTGGGGAATACTTGAGGTTCTTCTTCTCAAACTTTGATTTGTTACCGTTGAGAATCCAATAAGCCTCAGTACTCGGGTCTACTGGACCTACGTACGAGTCAGGTCTCTTGAGAACATGTGCAGTGTGTGTGAGTTTCTCAACTTTCTCCATGTTTTCTTGATTTTTATTACAACTCTAGTCTCTAACTTGGGTACATATTCTTCAAAATGTTAGTAACTTTGAGATATTGTCCATCTGATATGTCTGGGGCAAGATCATCAATAACTCCCATAAGTTCTATTAGATGTTTTTTATTTTCATTGTGTTTATTTTTATGTCTTAATAATTTTTGATATTCTTTTACACTATAATCGTCCGAATTAATCCATTTGTTATATTCGCGTTTGATTACATCATCATCTAATCTAGTGACTATGCTGTTTTTATGAAAGCAAACAGTTTTGCATCCGTGGAACGGGGAATTGGAGCCGGGTTCGACACGTCGAGTTCTGACAATTTCATTTACATGATGAGGTGACGCAAAAAACATTTCTCTACCCGAGCAATCACATGTATTTTTACAGTTTTGATTATGAAATATACTATGCAGTTGATTTTCCACACATTTAGCTTGCCACCTTTCAGAGTAAGAATATGTGTATACATCATCCCATCGCCCTAATACACCCCCGGAAAGTTGTTGCATTCTTTTATATACATCAGAACTAATTCCTATCTTAATACATGGTGGATTAGTATTAGGATTTACAGCCACGTATACATCCGCCATTAACTTAAAATCCAAACATCTCTTTAACCGCCAAACTTGTAAAAACAGTATTGAAACACCATATATGGTGGTATCAACATGAATATATTGAACATGATCTATGTGGTTATCTTCTTTTTAATAGCTTCTATGATTTTCAATACAGACACAGTTGCTGTAAAAAAATACATCACTCGCTTTGTCATTGGAATTCGTATTTCATCTGGTATCGGTAAAGATGGCCTTTGTAATTTCTTGTGTACCCGTTTTAACGCATCACATGTTTTCAAATATTGTCCTTCTGGCATATGATCTCTAGTCTCATCTACTGTGTTCATCACTATGAGTAGATCTTTGTCTACCGCCATAAATTAAAGTGATAATTTTTCTTTAGGTATCTTAAGAAGATATGTATACACTCTTCATAATCGCCATATTTATTCTCATATTGGTGATGCAAAATAAGTCTAGGGGTATGAAAGAGTCCATCAAGAAATTGGTGAGGCAATCAGCCCGCTATGCTACTGCTGCCCAGCAGGACAAGTCTCCAGCTATAGCCATTCTTCACGCAAACTACGCCGTGGCTTACCTATATGCGTTAAAGGATATCGTCTCAGATAGTCAAATACATAACGCCACCGGTATTGATGTAAAGAAGTTTGCGGAACATGTCACTAATGTACAAGATATGGTGACTAAACAGACCACCGAAAAGTTCCCAGATTTCACGGGTCGGGTGGATTTATATTTAGCGGAAATAGGTGGTGAAGCTTGAGTACCTAAGTGAATTCTGATAATGGTAAAAAATCAACTTATTCCACAAAGATGGAGATCAAACGCGACGAACTCTGGAACCAATGTCTCAAGGATGCAATGAAAATGTATCGCATCGTTGAGGCAAATGACAAATGCATCAGTTTGGCGGATGCCACTTGGAAAATGAAAATGTCATACAAAAAGCACGAGGCTAAGAAGGACAGTAGGCAAATTGTGCTACTTGAGAAGGCTCCGGTGGCTGTAACGGAGCATCGGAACCAAGTCAAACTTTGCCAAGCTACAACTATGGCGGGAAAGCCTTGCTCATTCAAGGCTGTGTGTGGGTGCTTCTGCAAAAAGCATCGTATTGATAAGGGTAGCATTGGTAGCAAAATTAAAATCACTAGATAATGTAAAGGATATTATGTTTGACCAAGAAAGTCTCAGACCTGTTATAATCGCGATGTCCCTTTATCTCATCATAAGCAGCCTTATTCCCCGTATAGTCACCAAACCGACCGGTGTTGGTTTCATTGATGATCTTGTCATGTACCTAATCGCACAAAAAGATTCAATCATGAACGGTACTATCCTCATTGGTCTGATTGTTTTCGCCACCGGTTACATTGATAACAAACTCCCTCAAGACGTTCTCCCTACCTACTAATTCTCGTGTATGAGTGTGATCCATCTCTCTAACACGATTCTCGTATGCATGTCTCATGAACTCCAAGAGTTGGTCAAAATTTGGGCTACCCCATTTCATACCCTTTTTGAAGAGAAAGTCATCATTCTCCAACTCTTGAAGTCCACAATCAATCGTATACGGTGTTTTGATGTATTCGGGAGCGCCTCCATAATTCGTAATGATCACGGGTTTGTTTCGCATTGCAGCCTCAACTGCACCCATCCCTACACCTTCAGAGTGAGAGAAGCTCACATAACAATCACATCTATGATGAAGATTATCCATTTCTTCATCCGTTAACATATCATTTGTAACTTCAACTCTAGGGAATGGAATCTGTACATTTTGATTACATGTAGCTTTCACAACAAGGCGGGTATTGGGTTCGTTTAGTCTCGCAAAAGCCTGTAAAATATCCCGAAACTTCTTTCTTTGGTCCATGATATTGCCAATGTGATAGAATATATAAGGCTTTTCCTTTGGTTGAGGAATGTGAGCATGAATCACATAAAATTCATTGTCTGGAAATTGCCGAGAGAGAACCCGCTTACAGAACTCACTTGGAACTGCTACACGCTTAAATTCATTCATGATAAGTCCGTAATTTTCATGAACGGTTTCAGTCTCACAAACGGTCATACATGCTAGATTCTTTACCCTCGTTTTTGCGTACTTGATATACTCAACCTGATCAGGGGTTGGAATTACAAATATCAGGCCATTATCTGCTTCGGGAAGTTCTTTACCAAGTTGATAGTACGATCCATTTGGTAAGAACAATTTCACATACTTCATGGCATGTTGACCAATGCCCGTTTTTGCATGCGGACCTATGATAATCATCTAGGTTTAAAGATAATCTTTCTTTTATATATAGTAACATGTCTTCACTTCGCCAAGAAATTGAACAGGAGATGCAAAGTGTCCGTATTGATAAGACCCGCCTTTTCAACCTTCTCCTAAAGATGGTTGACAGTGGTGTTGGTGGTGGTGCGGGTGGTGTTGGACCCCAGGGTCCTCCCGGTCCCGCCGGTCCTCATGGTCCTGCCGGTCCCAAGGGTCCAGCCGGTCCTAAGGGTCCCGCCGGTCCTGCCGGTCCTGCCGGCCCTAAGTGCGATTGCCCCGAGGGTGCCAAGGCGGCTCCCGCTGCGAAGGCTCCCGTTAAGAAGGCTCCCGCTAAGAAGAAGCCCGCTTCCCATGAAGCTTAAATAAACCTAAGTAAGTTATATAAAGTTGTAAACCGTGCTATAAATATCATGAATACCTTGTGTATTACTCCCGTCCGTATTTATAACACCGCCAACAATGAGTCTAAGCGACCCAAGCACATCAGAAAGCGTCAGTTTGTAGTGAACAGACCCGACTATTTTGATCCCGTGGAGATTCACCGTCTCAGGGAGCAGGTTGCGAAGTACAAGCGTGGTCAGGCTAAGCTCAAGAAACTTGCTCAATGGAACATGCGTTCAGCCAAGTC